ATTGGTAGCTATGAAACAAGCATTCAAGGCACATGGACGTATAATCCACTAACTGATAAAGGCGAGACAGGCACCGATGTAACAGGACAAGTTGTCGATGAAACAATTCCGCCATTTGAATTGGGCATATCTGTGCTCGGTTATCTAGAAGACCTATTCAGATTAGATCAGGATACTTTACAACAAAACAACTTGAACAGTAGTTTCAGACCGATCGGAAAACCAAAAGAGAACCTCCCCTTCCAAGATGATAATAGAAAAGACATTAAGGAGCCAATTTAATGCCAGAATTGCCATCAGCCAATAATAGTTCCAACTTAAAAGCGAAATATAAAAGTCGTCTTTTATACGATTACTATTACGAGGAAGATGTTGACCAATTTGATTTTTGGTACAAAACTCCGTTCTATGGGAAGGTTGATACAAATGGTGAGACAGTCTATCCCATTGAGTCATTTCTAACCACTGTATCGAAAGATACGGATGAACAACAGGTTTTGTGTTTAAATTTTGTCGCAGAAGCTTTTAGAAAATTAAGATTACATTATGAGACACTGTACTTAGATGGATATCTTAACAACAATTCTACTTTCTTTAATGAAACTTTGGCTCCAATAAAAGGCTGGGCTAGCTCTACAAAATCCTACACTGACAATCAGCAGTTCAATTATGAGGAATTGTTTGAACAACAACTAGTAGGCTTGTCAGAGTCTCCAGTAATAAAAAACTTTGATGATTTTGTTCGCACATTAAAGGACTTTGTAATAGACAACAAAAAATCTTTTACTAGAATCGGTTATCAAGAATCAAACAACGTGAGCGCTTTTAATACAGGGCTGACGCTACAAATCTTTGAGGGTGAATATGGAGATGATAAATTAGCATTTGATTTAATCAATGACCCTAATTTCTTTATTTTTCAAGAGTTGTGTAGAAAATATGGTTTTAGAATCGACAGAAACAATCCATTAAGGATAACTGCGAACATTGTAAGCGATAACATGACTCCATTTATTTCAGAAACTGGTGTCGCGACCCTTACAGCAAACGGAAAAGATATTGTGGATTTGGATAGCTTTTTTAATAATTTTTATGAAAAGCTTAATAATAATGAATATTTTATGGAATTTGAGCAATATCTAAAAATTTACTACATTACATTCATACAAGCTTTCCCGAGATACAAAGACGAAGGGTTTACAACTGATGGATGCCGCGCAGCATTTTATAGACTAAAAGACAGAGAGCCAGCACCAAATTTGACAAAAGAAAAGACTCTAGAGTTTTTCTACGATTTCAGGATAGCAGAGGCTGGTTTGAATGTTAGTAGTAAAAAGAGGCAGTTTCATTTAAAAAACGCAGTCACAATTTATCGTTCGTTAAAAGATAAAGGCGAGCAAAAAGCACTATCAAAAGCTCTGGATTACATACAATATAATATAGGGACCATTACGTTTAGAGACATACCCCTCCAACAAAATAACTTGACAAGAGTCAGCGAAGGTGTTACTATATCCCCACAAGATCAGTTTGAAAGAAAAACTGGTGAGGATAGCAGCTACTTAAATGATTTTTCAGATTCTTGACAACAAGATTGAGTGCGTTGGTTACTACAGCGAAGGTAAAATTTATAAGGAAGATGTCGGGCACGGCTTCACCCAAACGTGGGATGCTAGCCCTAATTTTATTTCTAGTAATACTGAATACGCGAAACTATATGCGGGCGTGGATAGTATAGATGACGTGCCACTACCGGACCACCTCCACTCTGAGTGGCAGACCTCTACAAAACGAATGAAGGCGTTCATTAATTCACTAAGAAAAGCAAAAGTTAGTTTAGACGACCATTGCTTTTATGATTTAGTGCCAGATAAGTTCCTAACAGACTTCTATGAAAACAAAACACAAATTACAAAATTTGTTTTTGAAAACTTTAGTAAGCCTGCTAACTATAATTTTCTTAAAGATCTAAACTTGTTGTTGGTTAAGATCTCCGGTCAAAAGTTAATCATTGATAAAAGCAAGCTGAATCAGCGATTTATGAAGAAAACAGACTTTGTTGCGGTACAAAAGTTCCTAAACAGCACCGATAAAATCAGCTATAATATATTTAAAAGCAAGACTGGTCGCCTATCGACGCAAAAG